ACGATGGAAATACAGGAGAACTAAAAGATGATAAGAAACACATGTCAATGCTGGAAGACTTCTGGCTACCGCGTCGTGAAGGCGGTCGTGGCACCGAAATTTCGACGTTACCAGGGGGAGAAAACCTTGGGCAAATTGACGATATCATCTACTTCCAGAAAAAACTCTATAAGTCACTCAACGTTCCTGTTAATCGCTTAGAACAAGAAGCACAGTTTACTCTTGGTAGATCTACAGAAATTAGTAGAGATGAACTTAAATTTAATAAATTCATTGGTAGATTAAGAAAGAAATTTTCTGCTCTTTTTATGGATATTTTAAAAACACAACTTATTTTAAAGGCTATTGTAACTGAAGAAGAATTCAACGTAATGAAATCAGACATGGCTGTAGATTTTATACAAGATTCACATTTTGCTGAATTAAAAGAATCTGAGTTATTAAGAGAAAGATTAGGAACATTAAGAGAAATTGACGAATACGTTGGTAGATACTACTCAGTAGATTGGGTTCGTAAAAACGTTCTTCAGCAAAGAGAAGATGAAATTGAAGACATCATTAAAACGATTGAAGACGAAGGATCTGCTGAAACTGAAGAAGAAGTGTAAAACCACAAATATATAAATAATTGATAAAGGAACGGAATTATGGAAAACGTGAATAATTTAATTAATGACTTAAAGGCTGGTAATAACTCAGCAGCTAATGATCAATTGCAATCTATAATGCAAGATAAGATTGCTGCAGTGCTTGATGATCGTAAGATTTCGTTAGCTCAAAGTATGATAACACCAACAGCTGATGTAGAAGATACGGAAGTGAACAATGATGAAATTCAAGATGTTCCAACAGAATCTGACTCTGAGTGAAAACTCGGTAGTTAAAAAGTTTAAAGTAGGTAAAGGCAAGTTCGACGCTCTTATAAAGAAAAACGGAAATAAGTTTGATGCGTTTATAGATGGACAAAAGCTGGATACTTTTAAAGATGTAAATGACGCTGAAAAATCTATAATTGGATTTACAAAGGCAATGGGAAAATAATAATGGCGTATGTTACGATCACAAAAAATCCTGGGTGGCAATATAATAATTCACCAGCTGATCCAGGAGTAGGTCATCCGCATAGACCATTATGGCAAAAGCAAACGAACGGCATTAGAACAACAGATGGTCATGCCGTTTATACAGAAGTTAGAAGGACTGGCACAACAGCTATTGCCGGTGAATTAAGTAAAACATATTGGGACGCAACTTAAATGAAATTAATTACGGAAACAATAGATGAAGGCCTTCAGTATATTACTGAAGCTGATGAAAAAGGCAAAAAGAAATGCATCATTGAAGGTGTGTTTATGCAAGCTAATGGAAAAAACCGTAATGGAAGAGTGTATCCCAAAGAAGTATTAGAAAAAGCAGTTGACAAATATGTCACTGAACAGGTTTCCAAAAACAGAGCGGTCGGTGAATTAAATCACCCTGAAGGACCAACTGTTAATTTGGATAAAGTATCTCATCGCATAACCGAACTCAAATGGGACGGTAATAATGTGATGGGTAAAGCACTTGTATTGAGCACCCCTATGGGTAAGATCGTTGAAGGTCTTATCGAAGGTGGTTGTCAGTTAGGTGTTTCAAGTCGTGGTATGGGTAGTCTTGTGAATCGGAACGGTGCAGCATTTGTAGGCAAAGATTTTATGCTTGCAACTGTAGATATCGTACAAGATCCTTCAGCTCCAGAAGCCTTTGTAAATGGCATCATGGAAGGAGTTGAATGGGTTTGGGATAATGGTATTCTAAAATCGCAAGAAATTGAACAGTTCGAGACTGAGATCAAAGAAGCTAAATCTGCAGACATGTCTAATGTACAGATGAAAGTCTTTAAAAGTTTCCTCTCAAAACTTTAACTCAATAGGAGTAAATTCATGTCTGAGAAAGACTCACAAGTCGAAGACATTATTGAAGATACAGAACTCCAAGATGAGACTCTTGAAAATGTTGAAGGGGAAAATCTTGAAGAAGCTAATGCTGCCAAAGAGGTAGACGGTCAAGCTGCTGCAGATGCAGATGCTGCTGAAATTAAAAAGTCAGCACCTGCTCAAGCAAAAGCACCGACTACTAAAGCTGGTATGCTTAATGCGATGTATTTAAAAATGTCCAAGATGAAAAAACATGATCTGGCTGCAGCTTACGGTAAGATGCAAGAAGGTCAAGAAGAAATCGAAGGCGAGGATCTCGTCGAAGATAACTTCGAAGGTGATTTGAATGCTCTAGTTGAATCAGAAGCAACACTATCTGATGGATTTAAAGGCAAAGCTGCAATAATTTTTGAAGCTGCACTTAAATCTAAAGTTTCCGATGAGGTTACACGCCTCGAAGAAAACTACCAGACTGAGTTGGAAGAAGAAACAACACGCATTCAATCTGATCTAGTCGAGAAAGTCGATGGCTATCTCAATTACGTAGTAGAAAACTGGATGGAAGAAAACAAGCTTGCTGTCGAGAGCGGTCTCCGGACTGAAATCGCAGAAGGTTTCATGAAATCTCTACACCAAGTGTTCACTGAGCACTATGTGGAAGTTCCTGAATCCAAGGTTGACTTGGTTGACGATTTGGCAGCCAAAGTTGATAAGCTTGAAGAAGATGTTAACACATCTGAAGCGAAAAATATTGAACTCACAGAAGAAGTTGCAAAACTTACACGTGATCAAATTATTCGTGAATCTTCAAACGGACTTTCTGAAACACAAACTGAAAAGCTTAAGTCCTTAGTTGAGGATGTTACCTTTGAGGATGCAGATAACTTTGAAAATAAAGTTAATGTCATCAAAGAAACATATTTCAAAGATGTGGCTAAAGCAACAACACCTATGCAGGAAACGCTAAGTGAAAACGTTGAAGGCGAAGGGGACAAAGAAGAAGTCTCAATCTCTCCACGTATGGACGCATATCTTGCAGCACTCAAAAAGTAACTTAATTTAGGGGAACAAAATATGTTCAATTCTGAAAATCTACAGGAGAAATGGGCGCCAATTATGAACGCACCTGAGGCTCCTGAATTCAAAGACAAGCATCGTGCTGCAGTAACTGCGGTAATGCTTGAGAATACAGAAAAGGCTCTTCAAGAGCAAAGGGGTCATGAGACCTTTAACCTTAACGAAGCTGCGCCAAACAATGCTACTGGTTCAAGCATCGATAACTGGGATCCAATTTTGATCTCACTCGTACGACGTGCAATGCCAAACTTGATTGCGTATGATCTCTGCGGCGTTCAGCCAATGTCTGGTCCTACTGGTTTGATCTTCGCAATGAAGTCAACATACCACAACCAAGCTGGTGCAGAAGCAATGTTCAACGAAGCTGATACAGACTTCTCAAACTCGAAGTTTAACGGCGCAACTGGAACAGCACAAGGTGGTGCACACCTCGGTGGTTCATCATCCTTGGTTGGAGACATTAACCCTCCAGGACAAACTGGTCAAACATCTGCTGACACTGCAGGCGGCGCTAATACCGTCGAAGACGTGTTTGGAGTAGGTGCTGGTATGTCAACTGCAGAAGCTGAAGCACTTGGTGATTCCGCTACTACTGCATTTGGTCAAATGGCATTTACCATTGACAAAGCTACAGTGACTGCTAAGTCACGTGCTTTGAAAGCAGAATACACAATGGAATTAGCACAAGATCTTAAAGCGATCCACGGTTTGGACGCTGAAGGCGAATTGGCTAATATCCTTTCTGCTGAAATCTTGGCTGAAATCAACCGCGAAGTTGTTCGTTCAATTAACTCACGAGCTAAACTAGGTTGTTTACAGGCTGGTATTACTGCTGACGGTATCTTTGATATTAATGCAGACGCAGACGGCCGTTGGTCACTAGAGAAGTACAAAGGTCTCTTGGTACAATTACAGCGCGAATGTAATGGTATTGCTAAAGACACTCGTCGAGGCAAAGGAAACTTCGTACTATGTTCTTCAGACGTAGCAGCTGCACTTTCCGCAACTGGTCTTTTGGACTATTCACCAGCACTATCATCTAACAGCAATCTTTCTGTAGATGACACAGGCAACACATTCGCTGGAACACTTTCCGGTGGAATTAAAGTATATATCGATCCATATGCAAACGTTGATTACATCACCGTTGGTTATCGTGGTTCTTCTGCATATGATGCAGGTATGTTCTATTGCCCATATGTACCGCTAACTATGGTACGTGCAGTTGGTGAAAACAACTTCCAACCAAAAATTGGTTTCAAAACACGCTACGGCATGATTGCGAATCCATTTGTTGCTACTGACGGAACAATCGGAGCAGTAAGGGCTAACCCATACTACCGTATCTTCAAAGTAACAAACATCCTTTAATAGGAATATAATAAGAGCGTTTTTAAACGCCTCTGACTACAAAACTAAGATGGGCCGGTTCGCTGGCCCATTTTTTTG